TTCAACCTTACATAAAACTTCAGGGATTTTAGAAGAAATTCCATAACCAAAATTTACACATTTCTGTAATGGATAAACCTTTTGGATTTGGTGCGAAGGTGCCATTTTAAATCTTCAAGGGTGTAAATAATCACCATTGGATATTTGATAAAACAGCTTGTCATTATAACTAAAATATTTATACTATCTATATAGACATTATGAATAATATACAAAAAAGGTTTGCGTTATTTTTATGTGGTTGTATACCGGCCCGTTTAGCTTTAGTTTATTTAGCGAAAAACATAGCCATCCATTATTTGCCCCTATTGGGATATTTAACATTAATAATCGGAATAAGTTTTGCTTACTTATTTTTAAGTGGTACTAGGAAAACAGGCGCTGAAGTGTTTGGAGATAGAATATGGTGGAACAATTTAAGACCAATTCATTCGCTATTTTACTTATTATTTTCATATTATGCGATAAATAAAATTAGGAAAGGATGGATCTATCTATTATATGATGTAATTTTTGGATTATTTAGCTTTTTAATTTTTCATTACATAAATAATGACTTTCCAAAATTGTTTACTAAGTAATTTGACCAAAATTGACAAATTGTTATTTGATTAAGATATTTTATTATTTAAAAATATGTAATAATAAAATATACTACATAATGGGAAATTCTCAATTATCATCAATAAAAATAAATTATGAGGATGTTCAATTTATAATAAAAAATCCGGAAGGACATTTATTGATTAACACTCTATCTAATTCAGAGCAAACTTGTTTGATTATAAATACAATCAACATTAATAATGAAGAGAATATTATAAATTCTTGTATAAAAAGAGGTGCAAAAAACATTAAGATAATTATTTATGGTAAGAATAGTAATGACGAAAAATTATATAACAAATATAATCAGCTAACTTCTCTCGGATTTCATAATGTATATGTTTATACTGGAGGGTTATTTGAATGGTTAATGCTTCAAGATATATATGGAGAGAAAGAGTTTCCAACTACAAAGAAAGAATTAGATATTCTAAAATATAAGCCAAATAAAGTGTTAAATGTGCCACTTTTGGAATACTAATGTTTCTTTAAATAGGGAAATTAAATATATATTTAACCTATTTAAAGCCGGACCCACTACATAATGAAAGGAATTTCTTGAATTTCTGGAAAAACGGTCGAAAAATCTTCCCTACACATGAAGAAAAAATAAAGCCTTTTACACCTTTGCACATTTAAAACGCCGATTTAACGACAAAAAATATACAAAATGTAAAAATTTGGTTATAACACATCGTGAAATGTGTATGAAGTCTTAACTACTGCGACAAAATATATCTCGTCCTTCTTTTTTGTTCGTCTTTTTTAAATGAGTTGGAGAGAAGAATAAGACACTCATCTCCAACAACCATCTCCAACAACCATACTCGATGCCCAAATTGTGCCGACCTTGACTCCCTGTGGGCCAGAATATAGAAATTCATCATCAAAAGTATCAGATAGATATGATAAGATGGTAATAGAAGCAATGACAACAGACGATGATAAGAATGAAAAATAATAAAAAATATTTCTAAAGTTACTACAATTAAAGATTGATTTTATATCGCGTTTTCTTTTAAATAAGCATCAATTGCTATGTTTGAAAGCTGATCAGCTCTCTTATTTTTATTTCTTAAAATATGTTCGAATTCTATTGCTTCAAAATATGAAGACAATTCTTTTGCTTTATTATATAATGCAATTAAATTCTCAGAACGACATTTATAGTCGCCTTTCATGTGATTTATAATAAGTAAACTATCACCTTCAACCTTTAAATGTTTAATGTTAAGGGCGCGAGCTTGTTGTAAGCCTAAAATCAATCCAGCATATTCAGCATTATTATTTGTTGAATTTATACCAATAAAGAAACTTTCTGACCATATTTCTTTATCAAAATGATATAAAACTGCTCCAGCTCCAGATAACCCAGGATTTCCTCTACTACCACCATCAAACATCAATTTATAGTCAAATTCTAGACATTCGTTTTTTGGTAAATTTTTCTCAAATACCTTTTTGGAGTTTGTTCCGATTTTAGGTAACATTTTTATATCCTAATATAATGTTTATATTATTTTCAATTTTAAATTAAAAATTGCTTAAATATATTTATATTAAGTAATATAAAGAATGATATATTATCTGCTACTTTTCTCATTGTTTGCTAGTTCAATTTTAGCTGATACTGAGTGTCCATATGTAACTACGATTGAAGATAGGCGAAATAATAAAAATAAATTGCGTTTAGTTCAATATAACGTTGAATGGTTATTTATTGATTATTATAGTGCTATGAATTGTCCAGGAAGCGGATGTACATGGGCAAATCAAAGTGAAGCTGAAATACATATGGATTATGTGTCTAAAGTCGTTAAAGATTTAAATCCAGATATAATTAATTTTTGTGAGATTGAAGGATGTGATGAACTTAATATTTTAAAAGACAAATTAAATGATAACACATATACACCATATTTGAAAGAAGGCACTGATAAAAGCACTGGGCAAAATGTAGGAATGCTTACACGTGTTGACCCATTAGTAAATTTGTATAGAACAGAATTAAAATACAACTATCCTTTGCCAAATTCAAAATGCGGCTATACAGGTTCATCTGGTTCGACTGGAGTCAGCAAACATTATATAACAGAATTTCAATTTAACGATTATAATGTGGCTTTTATAGCGGCACATTTACTTGCTATACCAACCGACCCAATGAGATGTGCTGAGAGAGAAGCACAGGCATCAGTTTTACAAAATATAATTTTTGATTATATAAGTAAAGGTTATGAGGTTATTATGATTGGTGATTTTAACGATTATGATGCTGAAGTATTAGATGTGAATAATAATAAGCCTATTTCTAGAGTTCTTGATATATTAAAAGGTTATGAAGGGGATTTATCAGGGTTTTATGAGCTTTATAATGTTGCTGAAGAAATAGTTCAGAATGAAAGATACAGTGATTGGTGGGACTCTGATAATAATTGTAATACATCATCGGAAAAAGATTATTCCATGATAGATCATGTTTTGGTTACAGACGCTATTAAAAAAAATATTGTGGATGTTTATATTTATCATGGATACGATGAATATTGTGGAAAATATAATTCAGATCATTATCCTGTTGTTATTGATTTAACTATGTAAATTTTAAATATAACCGCAAATTTCAGTGTCAAATTTATCATTAATATTTATAATTCGGAATGGTTTATACCACAACCATATATTTTATTCTCTCCAATATAATAATCGCAAAGGTCTTTAGATGAATGAGGGTCAATTTGTTTGCCATTTTCTTTAAGTACACCGTGTCTAAATATTCCACAATTTATTTTTTGAATAATTATATAATCTTTACAATGTGGGCAAATTAAAATTGGTTCTTCTGACATTAATAATATATTTTATAAGTTAGGTCAGATTGGCTCATGTTAGATATAATTGATGCGTCTGATTTATTTTTAGCTTTAGGAATAGAGGTCATACTACATGGTAAAGGGTTTTTGCCATCTAAAGAACTAGATGTTATTACATAAGATTTATTAACGCCTAAATCAATTGCTTTATCAATCATAGTTTTTATTAATTCTAAATGACCAGGTGTAGGTGGGTTCATTCTAACAAATGAAAAAATAAAAGTGTTGTCTGGTGTGTAATCTATACTCATATATATTAATTATATATAAATTTTTCAATCGAATCAATCCATTCTTCAACTACATTTTGATTTTCATAAATATTATAATTTCCATCTAAAACAAGTTGGTCTTTACAAACGCAATCAGGTAAATTTTTATCTAACATATTGTCATGATATTCGTTACATGATTTCAAATAACTAATAGGTATATTATGTTCACCATCTCTGTGTCTTGTAGCAATCCTTTGATGACACGTTTCAGGCGCTGCTCTAATATAAACAATTTTATTAACAGGAAAATCATCAGCAAATGTGTTAAACCAATTAAGATATATTTGATAATTTACATGTTCAATTTTTCCAGTATCATACAACATTTTTGCAAAAACCATTTTGTCAGTAAATAAACTTCTTTCTGTTATTATAATGTATGTTGGAACTTGTAAATAATTTTCTTCGTCATTTTCATAATTAATAATTATTTGTTGAGTTATTTTTTTAATATGCGTTACTAATTGCTGAATAGTCTCTTTTAATAATTTCAATCTAGAAATGTAAGCCAACATTTGGAATGAGAATGAATACTTTTCTTGGTTATTATAAAATTTTTCTAAAATAGTACTCCCATTTTCGTCTTTAATTTTGCTCCATTCATCAACAGGTTCTTTCAAGAATATGATTTTTGCATCATTTTTAAAATGATTTTTAAGTTTCTCTAGTAAAGTGGACTTGCCAGAACCAATATTGCCTTCAATTGAAACAATTTTAATTTGAGGATTCATTATATGTATTGTTAATAAATTATATTTATATATTTTTATTTCAATTTTATTTAATAAAAAAAATTGAAATAAAAATATATATAAAGATAGTAGCATAGTATTAAGTACTTTTACAATAAAATGGACTTGAACCAACGTAAGCTTAATAAATCTGAATGGGATTCTATTGAGATTTCTGTTTCAGATAATGAATTATCAGTGTTAAAATTGATTATAGCAGGTTTCCATGATGTAACGACAAGAATTAATAAAAATAATTCTATCTTTACATATTTAAAGATAGAATTTTCAGAAAAAATGGAAGATTATGTCTACAATAAATACCTACGTAAAAGAAGTGAATTAATTGAAAATAAATTATTAGAATTAGACCCTAAATATAAAAAAATGAAAATCGATGTGAATATAAAGCCAAATTCTTCCGACAGAATAAGATTAGAAAGATTTGATGAAGAAACGATAAAAAATAATGATATTTATGAAATTTTATTAATGATACACATAGAAAATTTATTAAATGCAAAGAAATTAATGGCAACCAAACCAAACGATTTACAAAATAACAAAAAAATATTTCATTTTCATTACTATACTCTTTATAAACTTATTAGAAATAATATTACTCGTTTGAATAGACATATTGTAAATTTGACACAAATTGTTATTGACAAATTTGCGGATGAAATTGAAAAATCAATTATTATAGAAAATGCTGTAGAATTCATTGAGAAAAATGAAAATCTATTGAAATATAGTGATTTAGTTTTATATGAACATCAAAAAGAAATTTTTACATTAATTAAAAGGCCAAGACCCAAATTGATATTATATATGGCTCCAACTGGAACAGGAAAAACATTGACACCAATTGCGCTGTCAGAACATAAAAAAGTGATATTTGTTTGTGCAGCAAGACACGTAGGATTAGCGTTAGCGCGGGCAGCAATTTCTGTAAATAAAAAGATAGCATTTGCGTTTGGTTGTTCAAGTGCTTCTGATATTAGACTACATTATTTTGCAGCAAAAGAATTTACAAAAAATAAGAAGACTGGTGGAATTAAAAAGGTTGACAATTCCGTGGGTGACAATGTTGAGATAATTGTTAGTGATATCAAGTCTTATTTGCCTGCTATGTATTATATGTTAGCATTCTTTAAAGCAGATAATATTTGTACTTATTGGGACGAACCAACCATCACAATGGATTATGATGAACACGAATTTCACAAGACGATCCGAAAAAATTGGAAGAATAACGTAATCCCAACAGTAGTTTTATCGTCTGCTACTTTACCTAAAGAGAATGAATTAACACATACTATACCTGATTTCTTAAATAAATTTCCTGGTGCTGAAATATGCAATATTGTCAGTCACGATTGTAAAAAATCTATTCCGATTGTTAATAAAGATGGTTTTGTAGTATTGCCTCATTATTTATCTAGCAATTACGATGAAATTTTGGCAATATCAAATCATTGTAAAAATTATTTAACTTTATTAAGATATTTCGATTTGAAAGAAGTAGTAGAGTTTATCACATTTGCTAACAAAAATAATTATGCTAATAAAAAAATGCTACTTGATAGACATTTTGAAGATTTAGATTCTATAAATATGAAAAATATTAAGGTTTATTATGTCGAAATGTTGAGAAATATTAATCAAACAAGTTGGCAAACTATATATACAAATTTTCAACAAAAGAGACGACCAAGAGTTTTAGAGAATCAGAATGTAGATACAAAAGGGAATAGAATTTATAAATCCAGAAGTCTAGGACTTGGCGTTAGTATGATGTCTTTAAATTCTTTAGCAGGAGCACCTATTACAAGAGTTGCGTCTGAACAAATTTCTAGTTCAAAAAAACTAGAAACCATTCCACAAGGAACATCAGGCGTTTATGTTACAACTAAGGACGCCTATACTTTAACAGATGGTCCTACAATATTTATCTCGAACGAAATTGAGAAAATAGCAAAATTTTGCGTTCAACAGGCAAATATACCGGGTGTTGTGATGGATGAAATTATGAATAAAATTGAGTATAATAATATTATCAACAAAAAAATTTATGACATCGAAGTTGAATTAGAAGATATAAAAGAAGCTATTGAAAAAAAAGTAAAAAACAGTGTTAACGAATTTCATGACGGTTATCATGTTAAAGGTAGAACTAAGACAAACAAAGACCCTAAGAAGCTGAGTAAAGATATTCCTGATGAATTACAAAACAAAGGCGCAATTAATAAAATGACACAAGAGATAAACAGTTTAAGAGCTTTAATAAAACGAGCTTCATTGAACGATACTTTTGTTCCTAATAAAAAACAACATTTGGAAAAATGGGCGCCTGATATGAATGTGTCAAACGCATTTACTAGTTCAATTGACGAGCAAGTAGTTGCTGATATTATGTCATTAAATGGTATTGATAATTTATGGAAGCTTCTGCTTATGATGGGAATTGGTGTCTTTATTAATCATGAAAACATTACTTATACTGAAATCATGAAAAAACTTACTGATGAACAAAAATTATATATGATTATCGCATCAAGTGATTATATTTATGGAACGAATTATCAGTTTTGTCATTGTTTCTTGAGTAAAGATTTAGATTTGACACAAGAAAAAGTTATTCAAGCTATGGGACGAATTGGAAGAAATAATATTCAGCAAACTTATACAATTAGATTTCGTGATGATTCTCAGATTGCTAAATTGTTTACATCAGAAACTGAGAAACCAGAAGTAAGAAACATGAATATATTATTTAATAGTGCTCATGTAAAGTATGAGAATGGCGAATATATTGAATTGCCTGAGGACGACAATGATGTCATAAATGAATATTTTGTAGAAGAACAGTTTGCACAATATGAAGATGCAGATGAAGATGCTGATGAAGATGCTGATGAAGATGCTGATGAAAATACTGATGAAGATGCTGATGAAAATACTGATGAAAATACTGATGAAGATGCTGAAGAAAAACAAGAACATAACCCGGTTCGTATTCAAGAACCTATTATTCTTGAAAACTGGGATGACGAAGAGGCTTAATTAAATATTTAAAAATTGAATAAAAATAATTATTAAATTTTTTAATAGGACAGTTAATTAACATAATGTCAGGATACAAAAATAATTTATTACATAGACTGATAATTTCAGTTACAGACATGATGATAAAAATACTAAACTTAAAAGCATATAAAATTTATTATTATAAATAATTATTTGTAATAATCAAATATGATGGTAAACATGTATTCATGTGGAATTTGAGGTTTCATGGTTTGGTTTGAGTCTAATATAAAACGCAGTATTTTGCCATTTTTTTCCATATATATCTTTTAAAGTATCTGCCTCGCTATAACTAATTTCAGGTGCTAATTCAGCCGATTTACCATTTATATTGTTATATTGTCCTGCCTCAACAATTTCAATAGTATGCCGATCTGTTGGGTGAATCTGGCGCACACTATATGTAACATCCTCAACAAATTTTTTTATAATGTTATCTGGTTTAAAGTTTAATTCAAATTTTCTCTCAAAATAAGCAATTTTAAAATCAAAAGTATAAACTTCAGTAGGATTTTCCATTTTAGTTAGTTATTACTTACATTTATTTTATAATATTTTATTTCAATTTTTTAATTAGCCGACAATTTTGAACCATAATTGTTTGTAATAATAGTTATTATATGGAATATTATTTAATAGAGATTTTGTAAGTGTTTTATCACTCATTTTAAGCTCACGAATACAATCGTATTTACACGCAAACTCTCTTACTAATTGTTGGTTTAAATCATATTGTCCAATTCCATTTTTATATAATAGTGGATTGCTTTCGATAAGATTTACACAATGTCTACACTCATTTTATAATTATATAATTGCTATATCTTTATACTGTTGTTTGCTTTAATAATTAAAAAGGAATAATTAATTATTAAAATATATAAATAAAAACCACACGATGTAAGGTGTTTAATTGCTATAAGCTAAACCACCCATACCACTCATAATACGGAGAACGTTATAGTTTGTAGCATAAACACGGACCTTAGCAGTCTTTGTTCCTTCAACAGTAGCGTTAGACAAGACCAATTGAAGTGTGGCATTATCAATTCTGGAGAAGTTGCATGTGCCGCTTGGTTGGTGTTCTTCAGGTCTCAAAGCGAATGAGTAAACATTGATACCTTCATCAGGGTTGCGGGTGTGAGCTTGGTATGGTTGAACCCAAGAGAAGTAAGTTCCTTCACGCTCAGAGAAGCGATCTTGGCCGTTCAATTGAAGCTTGGCAGTGACAACTGGATTTTGACCCCAGCAGTGCATGTCCAAAGAGGTTTCGGACAAGACGAAGGTACCAGCATCAGAAACACCAGAGTTTTCAAGATGGGAACCGGATTCTTGAAGAGCGGCAATAACTTCAGGTGAAAGACCAGCAGTATTCAAAGGAACTTGTTGGCCACCAAGGTTAGCTTCATTGTAAGGATTGGAAGGACCGTGCCAGTAACCAGTGAAACCTGGGAACTCAGCAGCTGGTTGGTAATCAAGAGCGCCAGCATCTTGGAAGAGACCACGAGCATCGATGTAAGCACGAGAGTCGGCTGCAACAGCAGCAGGACCTCCGAAAGCATGAATAGCGTTAGGAAGAGCATCGATGGCATCAGTGTAGTTGAAAGGTTGAGCACCAAGAACCTTGAACAACAAAGCGTCACAAGTCAAAGAAGAACAATAGTCGACGTTTTGGTCAGGTTGGACAACCCAGATGAGTTCCTTAACAGGATGGTTGAAGTTCAACTTAATCTTATTGGATGAGGAACCGACTGATTCATCACCAGTGAATTGAAGTTGAGTAATCAAGTATTCATGAGGGTTTTGAGCCATTCTACGACGTTCA